CTGGTTTAACCAAATCAATCAATAAATCAGAACTAACCATCACATTCATTAATGGTTCAGTTCTTTATTTTAGGTCGGGTGAGAGAGAAGATACCCTACGTGGTTATACTTTGACTTACCTCATCGTTGATGAAGCTGCATACATAAAGAATGAAGTGTGGAACACGGTATTGAGACCTACGGTATTGGTGAACGGTAAGAAGGTATTATTCATCTCAACACCAAAGGGAAGGAACTGGTTCTACGATGTGGCGATGAGGGGATATAGTGATGAGTATCCTGCATACAAGACATTCCACGCAACATCATTCGACACCCCATTCATTACAGCAGAAGAATTGGACGAAGCCAAGTTATCCCTACCTGATTCAATCTACAGACAGGAAATACTGGCAGAGTTTATAGATGATGGTGGTGAGGTATTCTCATCTGTCAATACGTGTTCGGTATTAACAAGTTATCCACCATTTGTGAGTGGGGAAAAGTATTATGCTGGTCTCGACTTTGGTAGACAGAATGACTATACGGTATTGACGATACTAAACTCAAAAGGTGAGGTCGTAGATTTTTATCGTGAAAGACAAAAGTCGTGGGATGTAATCATTTCAGAGGTGGTACAGAAATTACGTATGTGGAAACCTATGACTTATGCTGAGGTCAATTCAATTGGAGATGTATTGTTCGAGACCATCAAGAAACAATATGCAGGAGTTCAACCATTCGTTACCAATAGTGATACCAAACAGAATATGATTGAGGATTTGATTATGGGGATGAATGAGAGCAAACTCATATTACCCACCAAAGAGTTAAATGAACCCCTCTACCGAGAGTTAAGTTCATTTTCATATGAATACTCACCCCGAACAAGAAGAGTGAAGTATGGGGCACCGCATGGGTTCCACGATGACTGCGTAATCAGTTTATCATTAGCATATCAAACATTTAAGAAGAAGGCAACCTATGGTGTGTATGTCGTTCGATGATGTGTATAAAAAAAACAAAAAAGATATTTTAGATTAGTATGGAAAAACAATATGTTAAGTACAAAGGTAAGAATTACATAGTGAATGAACCCACCATCGAGGATTGGGCTAAGATTATGGTTCTTCAAGAATGGAGTGATGAAAGAGAGTTTGCCACAATACTATTGTCTCAGATTACAGGACTTACAAATGAGGAGATTGAGAACGCTGACTACCAAGAGGTATTAAACGCAGCACAGACAATCTCAGAGTATTTCCTTAAAGAGAGTAGTGAGTTTAGAAATGAATTTGAATTCAACGGAACCAAGTATAGGTTTTTGGATTTAACCAATATGACATTCGGTGAGTTTATTGACCTTGATGGATTCTTAAACAAACCAGTAATTGAAAAGAAGAAAGAAATGAATCTACTGATGGCGATGTTATATCGTGAGGTAGATGATAAAGGGAATACATTACCATACGACTCAGGTAAGGTTTATCTCAGAGGTGAAGAATTCAAGAAGCTACCAGTCAAATACATACACGGAGCTTCGAGTTTTTTTTTGCGTGGCGAAAAACTATTACGAGGAAGTATGACGGGCTTTTCTTGGAGAAGAACGATGATGATATTGAAGATGATTTGGCTGCTCGTGAAATTCACAGTTTTAACAAGTTTTGGGGTTGGTTTGGCACTCTTGTCACGCTTGCTAACGAAGATATCACAAAGATGGACGAAATCACGAAATACCCGTTAATTTTCGTTCTCAACTATTTATCATACAGCAAAGATGTTGAAGATATCAGAAGACGAGAACAACAAAAACAAGCAATGAGAAACAGAATATAAAATATGGCAAATGCAGTAGGATATTATAATTTTAAGAAGATAGTTGATTTATTAAGACAACTACAAACATACCACGAACAACTACAAGGTTGGGGAATTGGGGACGTACAACAATTAATCTACAATACCCAAGAGAGATTAAAGGTAGACAACAACGAACAGAATTATGCCCCATACTATCCAGCGATGTGGGTTATACCTGAGGAAGCAACAACTGATGGTAGACAGACGGTATATACCTTCAACATTATGATTATGGATATTCTAAACACCAAGAACTATGATATAGAAGTGGATGTTTGGAGTGATACATTAGACATCTTAAAAGACGTTATAGCTCAGTTGAGATATGCAACAGGAATGGAATGTTATTGTAATTTGGATATCGACTATCCAGTACAGATGGTACCATTCTCAGAATCGTTTGATGACTATTTGTCAGGATGGACTGGTAAGATTAGATTGAAGGTACCTGATGCAATCGACAGATGTGATGCACCATATAAAACATTCCCACCTTGTGATAACAATTCAGAATCGTAATGGCAGACGAAATACCAAATATAGGTTATAGTACAGCAATGGAAGTATTTGCCAAGAAGTTTCAAGAAACCCTTAAAGCTTCTTTGGCGAAACCATATCCATTTGCACCAGGTTATTCAGGTGGTAGAAGTGCGTTTGGTATTAGAGATATGAAAACCAAGACAGGTAATCTCTACAATAGTATTGAGGTAAATTATGACGCTGGTGATGATAAAATAGTTGTAACTATGTTGGACTATTGGCAGTTTGTGAATGATGGTAGGAAGCCAGGTAAGTATGTCCCACTTAAACCATTAATGGAATGGATTAGACACAAGGGATTCAACAAAAATAAAAAGTCAGGTAAGTTTGAAAAATTCAGCATCAAAGGAATGGCATTTGCCGTTAGTACCAATATCAAAAAGTTCGGTATCCAAAAGACAGAGTTTTATGACAATGCCTTTGTCGACTTTATTGAGGATTATGAAAATGGGCCGTTAAAGGCATTAGGGGTTGATATTGCTGACTTTTTTGAGAAGGTGTTAGACCCAACAGAAAACAGAACAACAAAGTAAAAAAATGAGTGTAATAATAAATGTAGACCAATCACCACTAACGATAACTCCATCAAATGGAGAACATATCTATACGTTGTCTTCAACAGGATATACCCTATCCAATTTCAAATATGTAGTAGACATCTACTTCAAGGCTCAGGGTCAATCTGAAGAACTACAAGCAAGATTAAAGGTAGGCCCCAATTCATATGGGAAAGCCATAATGGACGTAGGAGAGGTTATCAGAACATTCTTGAACTCTAACCCTCGATTCTCAGGTGAAACGTATCCATATCTAAACTATGTGGCTGAGGAGAATAGTGTCATCACATTAGCAGACGCACAAAAGACAAGAGAATATAACGGATATAACTTATGGGCTGGTGGTAGTCCAAATGCCAATTTGGAACAACTATGGCATATAGCCCAATATAGATGTGTGGTAGGGTGTGAATATGCATCAGGTTCGAGTATAGTAACTGACATAAATCCTGATGCATCATTCCAGCCTGACTATGTAACAATATTTCCTGGTGTTGATAACTCTTTAATTCCTGAACCTTACTTGGGAGCAGCAACTCTTGGTAGTGGATACACAGGGTCAGCTAACTTTTTCCAAGTAGATAATCAGGGATGGTATTATTACGATTTATTTTCACACGTATATCAAAGACCTAACGCCAAACCTTGTCATCAGTATCGTCTTGCTAACATCTCTGAGACAGAGACAGCAACCGTTGCTTTGACAAATTGTAGCTACGGTCAAAATATCTATACGATATTCCCTGGTGATACATTTGAGATATGTGCCATCCAAGATAGTGTGGTAGTTGTATCAGGTGATACAAGTCCAATCGAGGATTTGGGGTTATGTGAAGGATACAATCCAGTAACTGATTGTCCTGGGCCTAAGGAATTCTTAAACGCTGCAGGTCAAACAGATTGTGCTGTAGCTCAAGCTGACGGAGTGTCAGTAACGAATGTAAGACGTAGAATGCATCACCCTGATTGTCCTATCATCGTATCGTTCTTGAATGGTAAAAACGATTACTTCACCAACGACATTTATTCTATTGCAATCAGAGGAGCATTAGACCACGGCGCACCATACACATACTCAGCTGAATCAGCAAATAGAGTTTCAACAGCAATTCCTACAGTAGAGGAACAACCAAACTCTACGTTCAAGATGTTGAATTTCTATCTACCATATAACGTAACCAAAAACAACACATTAAACGCAATCCCTACAGATGCTAAGAAAGTGTGTTTCTATGGAACATCATACACATCCAACGTAAATAACCGATTGAATATCGCAAGTGCTACGACTGAGGTATTGGAGTTTTGGATGCAACCTAAAGATTGTATCAACACCCCAATCCACGTGTTGTTTATGAACTCAAATGGAATGTGGGATACATATACACTTGGTAAGAAATCGACAAGAACAATCAACTTGGAAAGAAAGAATTACCAACAAGAATCATCGTTGAATAAACAATTCTATGCAAGGGGTTCATCAGATAGAGGAGCTCACCACATCTACGAAACCACAGCAGATTATACGTGGGATTGTAACACTTGGTTTATGGATGATGCAGATACTCAAATCATGCAGGAACTTTTTATGTCCCAAGATGTATTTATCATTACAGGTACCACTATCAACCCACAGGATTGTCAATCGTGTCTTAACGAAATCAGATTGTATCAACACTTAATCCCTGTGGTAATCACCCAAAAAGATTTTACCGTATACGAACAAAAGTATCAGAAGATTTACCAATACAACCTTACACTGCATTGGGGTAGTGTAAAACGCTATAGAACCCAGGGTTAAAAGAGTTGGAACACAACCACATTTATACTATACTTATATTATGGGAAAATTATTAGAAATAAAAACAGGTGAAAAATATGGTAAATTAACTATAGTAAAAGAAGTTGAACCTTATATTAGTCCAGCGGGTCATAAACTTCGTAGAGTATTATGTTCTTGTGAGTGTGGTAAAAATAAAATAACTAATTTTAATACAATAAGACGAGGTGATACTTTAAGTTGTGGATGTAAATATTCTGAACCAAGAAAACACGGGGCAGCACCAAGAGGAAAACCAACAACAGAATATAGAGCTTGGTGTAGTATGAAATATAGATGTTTAAACCCTAACAGTAAGGATTATTATATGTATGGGGCAAAAGGAATTTCTATTTATAATAAATGGATAAACTCGTTTGACGAGTTTATTAAACATATTGGATTAAAACCATCATCTGAATTTTCATTAGATAGAATAAACCCATTAGGTAATTATGAACCAGGAAATGTTAGATGGGCTACTGCAAAACAACAAAGAATAAATCAAACAAGAATGAAAGAATTTAAATAATGGGTTTACAGATTAGATGTTATGTTGAGGGTCAGCAAAGATATATTGACCTATATGAAAATGAGAATGTATCAATTGACGTATCGTTTGCTGAGATACAGGATATAACCAAAAAGAACTCAGCATACACCAAAGAATTTAAGATTCCTGGTACGAACAATAACAACGATATATTCAATTACTTTTTTGAGGTCAATTCAGTACCGTTAGATTGGAACCCCAAACGTAAGTTTGAGGCATCCCTAATTTATAATGGATATGAGTTATTCACAGGGAATATCAGGTTGAATATGGTGACGATTGTCATCAAGGAAAAAATCTACTCAGTTACGTTCTATGCTGAGGTTGGGGACTTGTCATCAAACATCGGTGATAAAGCTCTGTGTAATATCGACACGAGTTCCTTGAACCATAGTTTGTATGATGCCTTTACATCACAAGCTTTATTATTTGACCCATCATTACATCCAACATCTTTAATTCCAAGTGGGATAACTGATTGGAGTCAGTATATCAATCCAATCTCTGATGGAGACGTTCAGTATATTTTGGGACAACGTGGATATGACTATACTGGTTCAACCTATGGAACCATATTGGATATCAACACAGCTCAAACCCCAATCTTAGATTTTTCAGGAGTTACTGGTTATTTTGACTTTTGGAAGACACCAGTTATTCCACCATATTTGATACCATCAATTCGTACAAGAAAATTATATGAGTTGATTGTTAATCAAGCTGACTATACCATCGAGAGTGATTTTTTCGACTCTGACTATTTTGGTCGTTATTATGTTCCTTTATCGTTTAATACAGATTCAACATATATTTCACAATCCAAACCATACGATTTTTTGATTGAGAACAATACAGGAACTACTGACCCAAGTGGTGCTGTAATCAAATCAGTAGGTAATCCTGTTGATGGATATATGACTAAATACGTGTTTACGAGTAAGGATTTAATATTTGATAATTTGGATTTTAACCCAATTAATTTATCTCATTATCCTGCGGCAACTACATTATCGGCAGCTACAAATTATGTATTTGCAATACCACAATCATATACTTCAGACCAAATTATAAGAGTTGATTTTACTTGGTCGTGGAGTGGAACCCCTGACCCATTTAGTCCAGGTGTTGTGGCTGGTGCAATGTCAGTTTATAACTATAGTAATAACTCCGCTGGTGGTACTGTCTATATTGCCAAACTTGAGGATTTAGAATATATCAATATTGATAACACATTCTCACCTCAAACAGGTAGTGGGGCATTTACGGCTAGATTATGTCCGTATTTTATTAACAATCAAACAGGATTTTATTTTATCGCATTTGATGATTTTATTGGTGATATGAATATCACATCAGTTAAAATCACTATGGCGGTAAAAACTCAATGCTTGCCTTGGACGATTGAATTAAATAAGGAGATGGATTGTACTAAGAAGCAGATTGAGTTCATTCAAGATGTGAATCGAATGTTTAACTTGGTGGTTATACCTCATCCAACGAAACCTAAGACACTCATTATTGAACCGATAGTAGATTGGATAGGTAAAGGTGAGTTATTGGACTGGACGTCAAAAGTCGATTACAATAGTCCCCAAACTTTAAGACCTACAACAAGCCTTATAAATGGTAGTATATTCGCATCCAACAAAATGGATAAGGATTTTGTTAACACTCAATTCAATACCAAATCAAACAAAATCTACGGACAAGGAATATTCGACTTGGGAGTTGATTATAAAAACCAATTCACCAATCTAACTCAACAATTAGGACAGAATACTGATTACTATTTGAACGCAAGTGGTATGACAAATATTGCATTACCTTGTTATTTCATATCAAAAGAAAGTAATAAAAATGGAAATGCAGTATTTGAATATAGACCATTCCGTTCATTACCAAGAATGGTGTTTAAGTCAATTCCAATCCCAAGTGGTAATACAGGACAACAAGGGTCATTCCTTAGAACAAACGGACAAAGTTATAGTTACTGTC